CGTGTATCCTCATACGGTTAAAGAAACTACAAAAGGCATCAGATATTCATTTGTAAGCTGGGCCTTTTAGCATTATAAGGGCTTTATGCTTCAAAAGATAAAAATTCTACCAGGATTCAACAAGCAAGTTACAGCTACAGGCGCCGAAGGCCAATGGGTCGGCGGAGACTATGTTAGATTTAGATATGGTACACCTGAAAAAATAGGAGGCTGGGCACAACTTGGAAGCATTACACTTACTGGACGGAACACGGCTCTGCACCATTTCGTCAATTCCAGTGGAATAAAGTATGCAGCATTAGGAACAAACCGATTTTTATACGTCTATTCTGGAGGAGCTTTTTATGATATTACTCCTCTTAAAAGCACAACAACTTTAACCAGTGCTTTTACAACAACCAATGGAGATGCCACAGTTACGATCACTTTTGCAAGCGCTCATAACATTACTAAAGGTGACATTATTCTTTGCGATAATTTTAGCTCTGCTACCAATTCTAATTTTAGTTCTAGTGACTTTGACGATACTAATTTCATGGTCGCAACCGTACCCACGTCCACAACTATCACAGTCGAAATGGGATCCAACGAAAGCGGATCAGGAGCATCCACATCAGGAGGAGTAAGAGTCAAACATTATTATTCTATTGGTCCAGCCTTAGAAGAATCAGCTGCTGGATTTGGTTTAGGACTTTGGGGTGGTATTGTATCAGGCGCTATAACTTCTACTCTTGATGGTGCAATTGATGATGATGACACAAGTTTAACTCTGGCAGAATCAGGATCGTTTGGTACTTCAGGAACGGTTAAAGTAAATGATGAACATATTACCTATACTGGAAATGATTCAGGAACAGAAATTTTATCAGGACTTACCAGAGGATCTGACAATACAACAGCAGCTTCCCACTCGGATGGAGCAACCGTAACCGAGATATCTGATTATACTAAATGGGGTGCATCACAAACTGGAGATATTGTAACGGCCCCTGGTCTATGGTCCCTGGACAATTTTGGCAATAAACTTATAGCAACCATTTTTGATGGTGCTACTTTTGAATGGAATTCTAATGCAGATGATGCAACTTCTACAAGGGCAACGATTCTTGCCAATGCACCAACGGCTGCTATTAAAACTTTAGTATCTACACCTGATAGACACTTACTATTCTTTGGAACTGAAACAACGATTGGAACGACTTCAACACAGGATGAAATGTATATCAGATGGTCGGATCAAGAATCAATTGATGCATCAACATCGTATGCACCTTCAGCAACCAATACGGCTGGTACACAAAGACTGGCTGACGGAACACGGATCGTGGGAGCACTTAGAGGACGTGATGCAATTTATGTCTGGACGGATACGGCTATGTTTATTATGCGATTCGTTGGACAACCTTTTACTTTTTCATTTCAACAAGTTGGAACAAACTGTGGCTTAATCGGAAAGAATGCAGCGGTAGAAGTAGATGGTTCAGCCTACTGGATGTCTGAAAATGGTTTCTTCAGGTATACTGGTAAACTGGAATCTTTACACTGTCTCGTTGAAGATCATGTTTATGATGATTTGGCTACGGTTCCTAAACAACATATCTATGCAGGATTAAACAATCTTTTTGGTGAAGTAACCTGGTTCTATCCGAATAGTGGTGCTTCTTCAAACAACAGATCTGTAACCTATAACTATATGGATTCAAGTGCTGATCGTCCTGTATGGACAACTAGTACACTTGCAAGATCTACATGGGCGGATTCTGCAATATTTGGAAAGCCCCATGGAACAGAATATGATTCCGATGCAACAAGTGATTCAACCGTTGGCAATACCGATGGTGTAACAACTTATTATGAACATGAAACAGGAGTTAATCAAATTAAAGCTGGAACTACTAGCGCTATTGCAGCGAATATAGAATCAGGAGACTATGATATATCATTAACAAAACAAGGTGGAGCTGATACCAGAGGAGACGGAGAATACATAATGAAGATAAGAAGAGTGCTTCCTGATTTCTTGACCCAGACTGGCGATGCAACGGTTACATTAAATTTAAAGAATTATCCAACGGACTCACAGGCAAGTTCATCTCTTGGACCTTTTTCATCAACGACTAGTACAACAAAAATAGATACACGAGCAAGAGCCCGTGCTATATCATTAAAGATTTCAAATTCCGATCAAGGACAGCACTGGAAGCTTGGAACATTTAGATTAGATATACAACCGGACGGAAGAAGATAATGGCTAGAATTGTACAATCATTAACCCAACCTTTAAAAGAATACGATCAACAGATACAACTGTCTTTCGTTCGTGATATAGATAGTGTAATACAAAAACTAAATTCAACATTTCAACAAGATTTAAAAGACGAGGCTGAAGCAGAAGGCTTCTTCATAGCATAATGGCAAATACATTCGTCAATAAAAAGGTAGATTTAACGAGCACAAGTGCTACTACATTATATACTGTACCTACTGCTACAACTGCTGTAGTTAAATCTATACTCGTATCCGAAGATTCAGGAAACGCGGACACGATTACGATCACATTAACCGATACAGATGCTGCTGTTTTCAGCCTTTTTAATGTTAAGGCGATCTCGGCCAGTGGAACATCAGAATTACTATCAGCTCCTTTAGTTGTCGCTGAAAGCGAAATTATCAAGGTAACGGCTGCAACAGCCAATCGGCTGCACGTTGTACTCTCGGCTTTGGAGATTAAACCAAGAGAAGTAACAACTTGATTTATTCTTATAAAAAGAATAAATTATAAACTCAGGTGAAATCCCTGCCTTTTTACAACTACACAAAATTATGGCTATAGATAGAACAGGAATAGATTCATTAGACGCAGGCGCAACGAAAAGTCCTTCAGGAAGTAGTATTAAATACGAAGGAGATATTGTTGAACCTCAAATGAAAATGGCCGAATGGCAAGGAGATCCAGGAACGGATTCTCGTGAAGAAGTCCGTGAAGCGTGGAAAGATTATCTAAAGTATCGACAACAAGGTGGAACTAAAACCTGGCAACAATTCATGCCAATATGGATTCGAACTAATTTAGCTCAAGGCGGAATAGCAGGGTATCGCGGAGGTGGAAATATTAGACAACAACCTCATCAACCTAGAGACTTATTAGTAAATAGAACATCAAGTGGTGAACGACCAAAATATCAACCACCGGGAAGAGATTATGGTGGACCTCCTAGCCGAAGTAGCCAACCAGATACTCGTGGAAGAGATCCGGAACCAGATAGAGGCGCTAGACCTGATGTACTTTCATCACCAGTATCACAACCTTCTGCACCACCAGATCCAACTCCAACACAACGAGCAGCAGCATCAGAGGATGTAATAACACGTTCTATAGATGAAATGATTGCAGCAAGTCCTGCAACAGGTCCTTATGAAAGTGGAGAACATTGGACAGTTTCCGATGAACCTGTTTCAATAACACCAGAGTACATCAGTAAACCACATATAACTCCAGGTCAATCTATGGCTATGATAGGAGATACAAGTTTAGCCGGGGAAGCTCAAAGTGTAGGTACTGCAGCTGTAAGAGCTGGTGAGGGAACTGCAAGCGCAGATAGATATGCCGGTATTACAACCGGTGATGGTGCAGGCATGGAAGAGGTATACGCAAAAGATAGACTTTTACCTATATCTCCAGTTGAATTAAAAACAGGTGTAACTTCTCAAGGAGAAGCTATTGATTATTATAATGGTATTCCAGTTAGAAGAAGTGAGGCTTATAATCTTGGTCTAGTACAAAATGATCCTAAAACTGGAGAAAGAATCGAAGGACGTAATACAATTACTGAGCAAGGTGTAATCGTACCTAGAACAGGTACAGTCACTACAACAGGTGATGGAACCGGCGGTGGCGAAGGCGCTGGAGATCCAGGAACAGTTGCACCGGTAGTAACAGCACCAGCAACAGGAACAGGTGTAGCAGCATTAACAGATTTTGCAGCGGCAAAAGCTGCAGCAGTAGCAGCTGCAGGAGCTAAAGCTCCTTTCGAACATTATTATGTTGGAGGAGCTCCAACTGCGGAACAAACAGCTTTCATGCAAGCTCATCGCGCAGCTCCATCGATGGTGGGACTAGAACAATACGCAGCAGATGGCGGAAGAATTGGTTATGCTGGCGGAGGAATATCGGATTTGAGACAAGGCTACTTCGTAGGTAAGCTTGTTAAAAAAGCAACTAAAGCTATTAAGAAAATTGCAAAGAGTCCAATTGGAAAAGCTGCATTAATGTATGCAACATACAGGTTTGGTCCTAAAATGTTTGGTGCTACAGATCTAGGAGGTGCTGGTGGATGGGGACAAGCATGGAAAAAAGCGCCAATATGGATGAGAGGAATGAAACCAGATTACAGTTGGAATGAAGCCGGTGAAGGAACTCCAAGTATTTGGAGTAGAGCATTATCTTCAGTAGGAAAAAATCCATGGCCCTGGATCCTTGGTGCATCAGCCGTTGGTGGTCTTACTGCTGAAGAAGAAGATGAATTACAAGGAGAAGCATTTGATCGAGGACCAGGTTTAGATATTCCTGGAATAAGATCCAAAGTTTTAGGACGTAGAGGAACACGGGAAGAATTTCCATATTTACCAACTGAGTACTATGCAGGTCAGGCTCAAGGCGGAAGGATTGGGTATGCAGGTGGTGCGGATTACTATGCTAATTTATACTCAAAATATGCTCAAGAAATGATACAGGATGGTAACACACCTATGGACATTGAAGACTTTGTAGCGATGATCAAAGAGCAAGAAAAAGAAAACAAAGCTCAAGGCGGAAGGATTGGGTATGATGAAGGTAAATTAGTAGCAGGTGTGGATACTCCTGCAATAGATCTAGAAGATTTGCCTGGATTATTAAATGATTTTTTTGAAGTGTTTGGACGTAATCCTACAAGCATGGATGAATTAAAAAGATGGGCTGCAAGTCGGGAAACTTCAGCTCAAGGCGGAAGGATTGGGGCTCAAGAAGGAGGGCTCATGAATCTTGGCGGTATGGAAAAAGATTACAGACAAGAAGGTGGATTCGTTCCTATCGGTGGACAAGAACGGGCAGATGATGTACCAGCAAGATTAAGTAAAAATGAATTTGTATTTACAGCAGATGCTGTAAGAGCTGCAGGCGGTGGAGACATTGATGCCGGCGCAGAAGTCATGGAAAATGTCATGGAAAATTTAGAACAAGGCGGACAAGTATCAGAAGAGTCCCAAGGACGTGAAGG